GCACAGGAAGTGGCTCTAATAGGGGAGTATTCGCTTGGAACAGAGAAAACGGTAATGACGAACTGTATCAAGTGTACGGTAGCGACATGTATAAATACAATGGATCTAGTTTTGTATCTATAGGAAGTGGGTTTGGAACTGCTAGTGGGGCTGTGGAGTTCGGAGTATCTTTTATCAACACAGGAACAGGAGTAGGAACAGCGGCTAACACCTTTGTAGAAAGACTTTATGTTACTCAGGGAATAGAAGGTACTATTAAATACACAACAGGAACTTCTATGTCTAGTTTGGCTAACACTTATGCTAAGCATTTAGAGGTTTACAAAGGAAGATTATATCTTGGTAATGTTAAAACAGGCTCTAATGCATACCCATCAAGGGTTATATTTAGTGAGGTAAGTAAAGACAGTTTCCCTGCTAATAACTACTTTGACGATATGGGAGAGGGTATTACAGGACTTAAAGAATATAGTGGGGCTTTATTTGTATTTACACAAGACAAGGTGGCGGCTTGGGATGAGTACTCCTTAACAGTTCTAAACACAAACGGGGGGACTACTAACAAACAAACCATTCAAGTAAGTGAGTCTAGAATGCTATGGTATAACAGGGGAGGGGTCTATATGTATGCAGGAGGTACAGAGGCAACTTTAATAAGCAGACCAGTACAAGACTGGATAACAGCCATAGGGAATGCTAACGAAGTAACTGCTGGGCTTGACCCTAGAGGTAGGTATTGCCTATACGTAGGAGATGTTATATTAAACGGAGTTGAGTATAAGAATGTAGTTTTAAGGTATGATATTTTAATAAATGCTTGGGACATTCTAGTGGATAGACCATTTAAGTACTGGACTAGAAATAAAGCGGCTGGTGTTTATGAGACCTACACAACAAATGTAGACGGTCAAGAAGTGTGGCAAATAGATTTAGGGTATGCCTTAAACGGTTCAGCACAAACTTCTGTATACCAGACACCTAAACTGTTTGGGGCTGCTGAGAATGTAGATGATATTAAGAATGCCTATGAAGTACAAATTGTCTATAAACCTACAGGTGCAGAGGAGTATTTAACTGCTCAATACAGAGTAGGAGGAACAGGAAATTGGTCTAATATAGAGGGGTCGGTAAATAACATTCCTTTGTCAGGAACAGATGATATCAAAGTGCAAAGGCTTATTATACCTAGTAAAGCAGCAGGTAAGTTTATAGAGTTAAAGCTTAGCCACAGTTCAAGCGGATCAGGGTTTAATATATATGGTATTAACCTAATTTATGATGTAGAGGAGAGGGAGGAACACTAATGGCATTGACAATAACAGAACAAGAAGTAAGGGAGCAATTAGGGGCTTATTTAACAAAGCCTTTAGAAATAACTTCTGGAACTTTGTCTACACAACAGACCTTATCGGCAACCTCTTTGTCAACGGGAGGGCTTAGTGGGTCTTTTATAATCAAAAATCAGGGGAATATTAGTATATATAACAACAATAATATACTGTCAATTTTTATAGGATTCTAAATGATAGGAGATAATATCCCTAAAATATTAGCAGCCAGAGAAGATTTTGATGTGAGAACTGCAGAAGTTAAGAACTTAACCTTAGATTCTACTAAAAACCAACTTAAAGAGTTTATGTCGGGAGGAGGAAGTGTTACGATTGTTAAAACTGCGTACGATAGACCTAAAAAAATAGTTGAGATTGGCCATAATTTAGGTTATCAGCCTTTATATCGTGGGTGGTTTAGACTAAATGGAACGGCATCTTGGAAACCTATAGGAAGTGGTTTTACTTTTGCAGTAGGTGCAGGACAGGCTACGATTTTAAGTGGAATGAGCAGACCTAACGACAACATCCTACAATTACACTTTTATGATTTTGATATATTTGGTCCTGAATATACAAAAACCGTGGATTACAAGTATATAATTTATATTGACCCTTATAAAGATGCCTGGACCTAGGATAAGAGCCTCAAAATATAATATAGATGCTAGTACGGGAAGTCTTGTTGACATGGCTTTTGATTCTGACTACAACTTAAACAAAATAGCACGAGCTATAAAGTCTACTTCTCAAACTACGGTTGCACACGGATTGCCTTATACTCCAAAGGTGGTCAGTATGAGAGAAATTACTACTGGGAAGTTTGGGGGTGGTGGTCTTTATGAAGTGGACTCTACAAATATTAAACCAACTATTAGTACACACAAAACAACTTATGGATACGGAACAACAACTTATGCAAATGATGTAGCAACTTGGTCTTACATTTTAATAGACCCTCTTGTACCAGGAACTTATAAAAAAAATATGGAGGGAAAACCCAAATTACTTGTAGGGGCTGATACTGGAACGGATTATGACTACAAAATACATTCTGGATATGATACTTTTAAGGTTGCTAAAACAGGAAGACTGACCATAAATGCTGATATATATGACCCTGGCTCTTCTGGAGGGGTTAGAACATTATCTGCAACTGTTAATCACGGACTGGGTTATGCACCTATGTTTGCACCCTTTATCCCCTTTGAGACGGAAAGAGAAGCATACCATTCTTGGAATGAGCAGTATAACAATGATACTTGGACGGACGGGAATACTTACTATACAGGACAAGATGTTGTTAATCCTGACACATCTGTTTGGTACACATGTAAACTAACACACACGGCAAACTCTACAAACAAACCAGAAACAGGGGCAAATTGGGCTACCTATTGGAATGCCTATGTAGAACCAGACTTTTATGACACCTATGTAAATAAACTAGAAGACCAGAAGTTTATTTATGGAGGCGTAGAGGCTTTTAATTTGTCCTATATCAAGTATTATTCCACTTCAACACAACTGGTATTGGAATTGACACAAGACTGCGCACCAGACCAATCACCAATGCCAGCAGAGAAAGTTTATGTAGATTACACAATTTTTTACAATCCTGCAGGAGAGGAGTTTAATCTGTTATGATATGTTATAATATTACATATAGGAATGGGTAAACGAGGATGTATAATTTGATACATCTAACAAATGGCAACATATATAGTCCAGCGGGGAGACTCCCTCTCTAAAATAGCAAAGAAGTTGGGAATACCAAACTGGAGAACTCTTTATGAACAGAATAAAGCTGTAATTGGGAGTAATCCTAATCTAATTAGACCAGGACAAAAACTATCTTATGGAGAGATTTTAGCACAATCAACACCAGCACCAGCCCCAGCACCAGTAGGAACAGGGGCTGCAGAGTTGGCAACACAAATAGCACAAGAGCAACCAATCAATTTTGTAGAAGTTTTACCATGGGAACAATATTTTGCACCAGAACTGGCAAGAGGAAGTGCTGAACAAGTTTATGCACAATACTATGCACCAATAGCACAGCAGAGACAGGAAGAATTAGAAAGCAATTTTGCTAATAGAGGGTTAATCAGAAGTGGGCTTAGAGATCAAACACTTGCAGATTTATATAGGCAATTAGGTCAAGAACACCAAAAGGGAATAGAAGCAGATGTATTACAACAAAAGTCAATGGCACAGGAAGACTATGCAAGAATGCAGGAGTTGTATGAGAAGAGTGCAGGTAAACAGAAACCAGCAACAACAAAATATACACCTTACAAGGTAGCAAGACCTGTTACAGATGCAGGTACTTATGGAAGTTCTTATCTTGATTGGCTCAATAGGGCTACAAGAGTTTAATTAAGTATATATAGAAGATGTCAACAACAGCAGAGAGATTAGCAGAATACGAGGAGTTATACAGGAAGGCTCAGCAGTATAATCCTAATCAATACAAACAGGAGTTTGAGAAGGCTTATGGAGAGGCTACTAACTATAATAAAGACCTAATAGAACAACAGGCACAAGCCTTAGGAGAATTACAGGCTGTTGCACCAACATATAGAGAGAGATACATGAACAGCTTAATTACTGACCCTACTGCTCAAATGGCTTTAATAGCACAGGCAAGACAAGCCCCTATAACCTCTTATGGAACAGCAGCTAATTTACTAACGGCAAGGGGACAAAGATATCAGGACATATTAAATAAGGCTTTGGGGGGCTATCAGACAGCAGCAGAACAAGCTAATATAGCAGCAGAAAACGCTTGGAGATTGTATCAAGACGCCTTACAGCAAGACCAATTTAACGCACAACTAAGAGCAAGTAGAGAAAACCAAAACAAACCTAACCTGTTAGACCTAAATGGAAATGGAATACCAGATGCTTATGAGACACCAGAACCGCCAGGACCAGGAGAAGGTGTTGGTGGAGGATTTGTAGAAGACGACGAAGGCGAATCAAACTGGACTAGTTCTGCTCAAAAAACAAACATCTTTAATGCAATCCCAACCCTCATAGGAAATTATCTTGGTAATACTAGAATAAAAAAACCTGGAAGAGAGTTAACATTTATGGAGAAATTGCTTAACAGAAGGAGTAATAGAGGCTCTGGTTCAGTCGGAGGCTCTTGGTAATATAAACTAATATATTTAGAAATATGGCACTAAGATATTTAAATGCAGAGGAGTTAGAAAAGTGGAAAGCTCAAAATCCTGGAAAAACCTATTTTGACACAGCAGGAAATCCAGTAAGTGTACCTAGCACTACTAAGGATTTAGGCTTTCTAGGAAATCTTGCAAGAACTGTTAGCAAGCCATTTAGAGTAGGTGGTGGTGCACTTCAAGAGCTTGGATATACAGTTGGGGATATAGTCCGTATGGCACAAGGGAAAAACCCATTAGAAAGACCAGAACAATATGTTGGGCTAACACAAGAAGAATCACGAGCACTCTACGAAGACCCATTAAGAGAGGGATTAAAATCGGCAGCAGGTGTTATGTCTTACGCAGTACCAGCAGGTGCGGCTAAGGGGGCTGCAACTGTGGGTTCAAGAATAGGAACTGCAGCAGCAAGAGGAGCAGGTGCAGGAACACTTGGAAGTTTTGCACTAAGCGAGAGTGGAAAAGAGTTAGAAACGGCACTTAAAGGAGCAGGGTTAGGTGCTTTAATGGGAGGTGCGTTGCAGGGAGTAGGAGAAGGAGTAAAAGCCGTTAAGAGTGCTAAGATAGCAAACAAATTAGACGATATGGCAGATGAGTTACAAGCCTCCGCTCTTAAAAAAGACATAGGAATAGCACCGACAACAAAACAAGGTAAGAACATTTTACCTAAAGAAGTATTAGAAACCGCCAATAAAATGGGGGTTAAAATAAAGAACCCAGAAGACCTAAAGACCTTTGGGCAGGCACTATATGAGAGTAATGCAAATGTAGCAAATGTAGCAGCACAGCAATTAGACGATTTAGGAAGAGCAGTAGACATAACAGATATTAAAAAACCTCTTTTGGAGCAATTAGCAAAAACTAGGTCTCCAGAATTAAAGGCTCCTATTCAAAAAGTATTAGACAGTATAGATAGTGCAACAGGAGGAAGTAATGTTATACCAGCAAGTGAGTTGTTAAATCTTAAAAGAGAATGGGGAAAACTAGGAAACTGGAATCCACTAATGGATCCAGCAGCAACTACAACTGCAGGGGCATTTGAGGCGGCATATATAAAAGCAAACGATTTACTAGATGACGCATTTAAGAGTGCTGGAATAACAGGATTTAAGGAAGCTAATAAGGCATTATCCCTAGCAATAGATGCAGATAACTGGGCTGATAGAGCAATAGCCAATAGAGCCAATAGACCATTATGGAATGATATGACACAAGACGCAGCAATAGCGGCAACAGTATTTGGTGGTGGTGGTCCTGCAGCTGCAGCAGGTGCAGTAGGAAGTAAGGTCATGCAGAGATACGCAGAGCCTCTAGCTGAAGGTGCACTAAGAGGTGCTTCTAAAGTTGCAAGAGGTGCTAGTGCATTGCCACAAGTGCTACAGCCTATACTAAATGTAGGACAAAGAGCCGTTCCAGCAGTGGCAGGTTTAGCGGCTGGTACGCAAGGAATGGGTACACAGGGAGTTGGAACACAACCAGTATATCCTACAACACAAGGAGTGCCACAAGGAATGGAAGCTCAAGGAATAAGTCCTCTTAATCTTATGCTAGCTCAAGAAGTATTAAATGGAAATATATCAGCCGCAGAAGCAAATGCAGTTCTTAGTTTACTTGGAATGAGTCAAGATAAGGATTTAACAGCAAATCAGTCTAAGGCAATTGCGTTACAAAGGTCTCTTGATACCCTAAAATCAGCATGGGAAGGTGCTGGAGCAGGAACTAAGTTTGCAGAAACACTTGGAATAAACATAGGCTCTAAGACAAGAATGCTTGATCAGGCTAAAAGAGCAGTAGCTGAGGATTTAGGGAGACTGCAGTCTCAAGGTGCAATTAACGCAGAAGAGAGAGAAGAGTTTGATAGAATGATGCCTAATTCTTGGGATAGCCCAGAAGTTGTACAACAGAAGTTCCAGGCTATACAAAACAGGATTGATTCTTACAAACAAAGTCCAATGTTATATTAGCTTAGAATGATAGAAATGGAAAATGATAAAATTATAATACTAGAACAACAAATGAAGGAGGTCTGCGAAAAAATTGACAAACTTGACGAGAAGATAGATAGGGGATTTACCGATATAAAAAAAGATATGACCCAGTATGTTAGAAAGGATAATTATCAAAGAGACATGAAGGCTATTGCTAAACA